CGCCGAACCCGACGGTCGGCACGCCGTTGAGGTACATCTGCTCGTTGAGTCCGATCACTTGTCTCCTCCAAAGCTCGCGACGGTCGCGAGGATGCCCACGGCAAGGCTCGCCACCGTGAGCCCAGCGATGAGCTTGCCGGCCCCGCCCTCTTGTGGCGCCGTGACAGCAGAGACGGCTGGCGCCCCGCTCGGGAGAAAGATAGCCCCCGCCCGAAAGCACCCCTGGACGAGGTTGCCCTGGGCGTCTCGCCCCCACACGTGCGGCTCGACTCGAATGAGCGCCGTGATGCCCGGCAGCGGGAAGCTCTCGGTCGTGCCGAGGGGGACGGCGGCGTCGGCCGCCACGGCCTGCGCGCGCTTCGCGAGCGCGTCGGGCAGCGGCCCGTCGGCGTCGACCCATGCCCTCCAGCCGTCGGGCGCCGACACGCGCGGGCACTGCGCGGCGAGTTCGGTGCCAGCGCCGTATTGTGCCATCTCTCGACGAAGTCTACCGAGAGGTGCTTGACACGTCTAGCCGAGGCGGCGCAGTATAACGGAAGGACAACAAACGGCTAACGATCGGCTAACCTGCATGAAGCCCGTTCCGACCAAGCAGAAGCTCGTAGCGTTCAAGGTGACCCTCGAACAATACAGGACAATCGAGCTACGTGCAGAGCGGCGAGGGGTGAGGGTGAGCACGTGGATGAGGTCGATTCTCGTCCAGGCCGCTTCCCAGGTGTCAGACGATGGTTACATACGAAAACTCCGCGAACCGGATGGAGCGCTGACCTGATGGACTCGAGCAAGATGCTAGGCACTGAGATCCCGGGCGACCAGAAGGTGGCGGTCCCATCCCGCGACTGGAGCGCGCTCAAGCTCGCCCTCTGGCGTAGCCGAGGGGCCTGGGAGATCGTGGTCCACGCGGCCACCGAGATCCTCGGTAACTGTCGGCACCTCCGAGGGTGCCCTGGGCTGGAAGACGAAACAGAGCCGTGCCCCGGACCGACCATCACGTTCAACGAGGAGGGCGGCAACTCAGCTCAAGTGCTCGGCCCTGCGTGCGCTGACCGCGAGCTGCGGATGAACGCCCTCGTCATCCTCAACGCCGCCCGTCAGTTCGCGCCTGCGGTCGCGCGTCGGCCCGCCGACGGCGCCTACTACGCTCCGAGCCGCGAACACTTCAGCGAGGTGCTCGCGGCGCTTGCGGCAGCGCAGGTCGAGATCGAGATGTTGCGCACGGCGCTGCGAGCGGCGGGGGTGGAGCCTCCAGCACCGACGCCGAATGAGGATCAGACGCTCCCGACACGCACGCCCGCGAAACTACCTCAACTCCTCGAGGAAACCACCACGTGAAACTCAAGCCTCTCCAGAAGTGGGTCATCGGACGAATCGCGATCACGAAGGTGTCCAGCACCATCGTCCTGTCCGACGCGACCAAGAACGTCACCAAGTTCGCGCTGCTCGAGGTCGTCAGCCCCGAGGCCGAGGCGGCCGGGTTCAAGCCCGGCGATCTCGTCATGGCGAAGACGATGCACAACATCTTCCTCAAGGGCGGCTCGTACCACCGCGTCACGTTCCCGATCGATGAGGCGGTGTGCCTCGCCGAGGGCGTGCCGCTGGACGACTTGCTCGACGCCTACGGCAATCCGTTCTTGCCCGTCGATGAGAGGGCCGCGTGATGATCGGTCGCCTGCGAGAGCGCGTGCTCGTGTACGACCAGAGCGAGATCGGCCGGCGTCAACGTGGATGCGCCTGCTACGAGCCGAAGGCTGCACGCTCTCTGGCCGAGAGCGTTGCGCCTCGTCGGCCGCGCGAAGTCGAGCCCATCATTCTCAGCGGCGGCCCCGGCTCGAAGTGCCGGCCGTTCCTCACGGTCCAGAAGGACGCAGAGCGCTTCGCCGCGTGCAACTCGCTCGCTGACGAGATCGGCCCCCTCAACACGCCGAAGAAGGCGTTCACGCTTCTTGAGGAGGCCATCGGTGATGAGGTCAACGAGGTCTTCGGCGTCGTGACGCTCGATCTGCACCTTCGCATGAAGAGCATCGCCGAGACCGGTCGCGGCGAGCCGTCGAGCGTGATGGCGCCGATGGTCCCGACTCTTCAGGCGGCGCTCATTGACGGGGCGCACGCCGTGATCATCTTTCACTGTCACCCGTCCGGCATCGTGGCCGCACCGAGCCAGGCGGACAAGGACACGACCAAAGCCTTCGTGAAGGCTTTCGATGCGGTCAACGTACACTTCCTCGACCACGTGATCACGGGCGGGGACACGAAGAAGCGTAGCTACTACTCGTTCGCGGAGGACAACGCACTATGAACACCACCACCGTCGCGCTGCCGGCGCCGCAGTTCCCGATGATGACCCGCATGATCTCGAACTCACTCCTCCCTGACGGCGGGCGCGAGGAGCCGACCACGTGGGTCGTCAGCCAGCCGCACCCGCTCGTACCGGACATGAAGGTGGTTCGCATGTTCGTCGACCGCGGCGGCGTCGAGGTCTACGCAGTGTCGAGCGATGGCAAGAACGGCATGCGAAACCTCATCCCCATGAGCTGGGTACGCCTCGTCGAAGAGGTGATGCCGCTCGAAGTCTTCGTCGAGGAGCTGGCCGCCGCTGAGTCAGAGCCGGACGACGACGACGACGACGACGGCGATGGCGATGGCAACGGCGACGGCGAGCCGGGCTCTCCGCCTGACGTGTCCCTCCAGGGGATCACACTCCCGCCAAACGGGCAACCTGCGTCCTGAAGACGTCGTCGAAGGAGATCCGAGAACGAATGGCGTCCCGTAGAAGGCCGCACGAGTCAGATCCGAACGCGAACACGCCCTCTCAACAGGACGAGGCCGACATCGTCGCGGAGTCAGGCGCCGAGCGCGACGAGGACATCGGTGAACTCGTCGCGGACGAGGACAGGGTCCGCGCGCTCGGAGCCGTCGATGCCGAGAGCGTGCGTGAGAACCGCAGGCTCAAGTCCATCGTCGACAAGAAGCGTGGCGGCGTGAAGGGCGTCCCGTTCAACGCGGGAGATGTCCTCACCAAGTACGAGACGCTCATCAAGTTCTGGCCGGTCAACACGATCGACATCTCCGTCAAGCGGCTCACCGGCAGCCCCGTGCAGCAGATGATCCTGAGCCGGCCGAGGTCGGGCGCAGAACTCTACGAGGCGCTCAAGGGCATCCACGGCCAGTACGAGGAAGCCAAGTACGAACTCAAGTTCTTCGACAATAACTCGAAGGAGTTCCGCGGCAACGGGCAGATCACGCTGCCGGATACGCGCCAAGCAGCACCGCAGCAAGGACAGCACATGACCTACCCGCCCGGTTACCCGCCTGGTTACCAGCCCGGTTACCCGCCCGGCTACCCGCAGCCGCAGCCTGTCTTCGGCTACCCGGTGCCGCAGCCGATCTACCAGCACGCGCCGCCCCAGCCGCAGCCCGGTGCGGCGCCGCCACAACAGCCTCCGCAGCAGCAGGCTCCGCAGCAGCAAGCTCCGCAGCAGCCGCCCACCGTGCAGGTCATGCCGTCGTCGTTCGATCCACACCAGATGATGTCGATGATGGATCAGATGTTCGGCATGTTCCGGCAGATGCAGTCGGCCGCACAGCCTCCGCCGCAGCCACAACCGCAGTTCCAGTTTCAGCCCATCCCGGTGCCTGTCCCGCAGCCCGTGCCGATGCCCCTCCCACAGCAGATGCCTCCACCGCCTTCGCCGCAGGCCAGCCCTACTGAGCAGATGGAGTGGATGCAGCGGGCGTTCGGGATGTTCCAGCAGATGATGCAGGCGTCGGCGGCGAGTGTGCCGCCCCAGCCCATGATGATGCAGCCCCCGCCGCCGCCGTCGCCGCAGATGCCGCCGCCTTCGCAGCAGCTCGCCGAGACGATGTCGATGATGGAGCAGATGTTCAAGATGTTCCAGCGGTTGCAAGGGCCCCCTCCGGGATCGCCAGGACCCGGCTCTGGCGGCCCCCCGTACCGTGGTCCATTCCGTCCTCCTCCTTATGGAGGCGGGCCCGGCGCCCCCTACCCCGGCGCCCCCTATCCGGGCGGGCCTCCGACCTACCCGAGCGGGCCTCCGACCTACCCGGACGGGTCCCCTCGACCGTACGGCTCCCCCTACGGCGCCCCGCCCGGACCGCCGCCTCGAGAGAAGACTGCCGCCGAGCAGTTCCGCGAGGCGATGACCGTCGTCCGTACAGCCGTCGCGGCCGTGCAGGACATCAACGCCATGATGCCGGGCGCCGTTCCGGGCGCGTTCGCCGCAGAACCCCCACATGAAAAAGGCGGGGAGGATGAGAGCCCCATCCAAGTGATCGACACGGGCCCCGCCAAGCTCGTCATCAACAAGCAGGACGGCAGCCTGCGCGGCTGGGAGACCGGCTGGGCCAACATGGACAAGGTGTTCAAGTGGGTCGGTGAGCAGCGCGAGGCGATTCAGAAGTCAGCCGTCGAGCGCAGGGCCGAGGAGCGCCAGGTGCATCAGCTCCCGCCGGGCTACGTCGAGGTCGGCCCTGGCTACCAGCCCCCGCCGGGGTACGTGGCTGTCCCCATCGATCCGCAACAGATGCAGCACGCGCTCCCGCCGCCACCGGTCGATGTGCCCCCTCCGATCCACGAGCCGCCTCAACAGCGCCCGACGTGGGGCATGCCGGCGTACCCGGGCCAAGGAGAAGAGTGATGAAGGTCGCGGTCAACATCGAGTTCACGGACGAGGAGATTCTCAAGCACGGCTCGGACATCGGACGGCGAGTGGCCGTGGACGCCATCCGTCAGGGAGCGAAGGAGGTGCGTATCAATCCGCACTTGGCGGAGATGTTCGTGACCGCCATCGTCGGCGCCGTTGCGGCCTCCAAAGCGCCGCCGCAGTCAGCGCGACCTGAGCCGGCGGCGCAGCCTGAACCCGCAGCGGCGCCCCCCTCTCCATCCGAGCGGCGCTGCGACGATCCAGGCGAACTCGTCGTCGATGAGGACAAGATCCGCGCGCTGGGCGCCATCGATGCCGAGAGCGTGCGTGAGAATCGCCGGCTCAAGGACATCGTCAACAAGAAGCGCAGCGGCATGAAGGGGGTCCTGTTCAACGCGGGAGACGTTCTCATCAAGTACGAGACGCTCATCAAGCTCTGGCCCATCAACACGATCGACATCTCCGTCAAGCGGCTCACAGGGAGCCCTGTGCAGCATATGATCTTGAGCCGACCGCGTTCGGGGGCGGAACTTTACGGGGCGATCAGGGCCGTCCACGGCCAGTACGAAGAGGCGGAGTACGAACTCAAGTTCTTCGACAACAACTCGAAGGAGTTTCGCGGCAACGGGCAGATCACGATGCCAGACACGCGCGCAGCGGCATCGCCCCAGCCGCAGCCCAGTGGAGACAAGGCCGCAGGGTCGGCATGAAGTACCGCGTCACCATGAGCATCGAGGTGGAGGCGCGTGACGACCGCGAAGCCTTCGAGAACGCCAAGAAGCTCGAGAATCTGCTCAAGAC